CACTATATGCTATCAAAACATAATGTACGTTTAACACTTGCAAAAAACGAACATTACGGAACATTCGCAGAACATTGCAGTATAAAAACGAACATTAGGCTCAATGCGACTTCAGTAACTGGTTTCGTGTGGTGACTTGTTAGTGGCTGACTAACACATGACAACGACTCAATGCGACTTCAGTAACTGGTTTCTCAAAAAATAAATTTTGGACAAAAAAATACCCAACCAAAAATTAATTTGATTGGGTAAAATATTAAGCAAGTAATAAAGCAATAAAAAAAGAACATACTAAAGCAGTCGCACATAAGTAAGTTAATACATAAGCTACAATAATATGTATACTTGTTTTAGTAGGTTTAACATATCCACCATAATACTTTAATCTGTAACGATTTTGTAACTGTGCGTGTAGGTCTAGAATATCTTTATCTTTTGATAATATAACTCTTCTCTTTTCCATTATTCATATTCCTTATTCATTATTCTATGAGGTATATTTAAATCATCTAATTGATTTGCAACATGGTGCATTAAATCTTCTAGATTTTTAAATCTTTTAACTTGATCATTATTATTTAAATCAACTAACGATCTAGTAACATTGCATTTAATAGCAAATTCTAATTCATTATCAATGCTAGATATTGATAGTCCATAATTGCTATTGATTGGTATAGTTATGTTATTTAACATATGTATTCTCCAATAAAAATAAAGGGCTAACATAATTGCTAGCCCTTGTAGTGTGTTACTTACTTATGCAACCTCTTGCATTAGTTATGAAACCTTTCATAACCTCCAGGTCTTTATCTTTAATAAAGGTTAACTTGTCAGCATTAGCATTTAACTTAGTAACTAAGGTTGCAAATAACTTATCTATTTGATCAAACTTAGAACCTTGTCTTGAACCACCACCTTTTGCTTTAGGTGTTAACATCTTCTCAAGATAGGTAGCTAGTTTATTAGCTCTACTTGCAGGTTGTGCTTGTAGTTTTCTTTTCTTGGTAGCTTTACCTTTATAACTTGCAGTCTTCTTTTTAAAGCCATACGTGGTTGTTATGTCAGCACAGCTATAAAGCTTGTAATCTTCTTTATTAAAGATTGATTGAGCAATCATATTTAAAACCTTTACATATTCTTCTTTAGTAAGGTTTGATTTCTTAGTATTTGGATTAGTAAAGTTTAAGAAGATATTCTTTTGATCTTTAAAGGTATCTGTCGCAAACTTTACGAACCTTGCATTAGCTGATTGCAATCCGTTTTCCTTGGTGGCTATTGCATTAACAACCTTTCCAAATGCTTTAAGATTAGCTTCATTTACTAATACGTTATTTGTTTTCTTACTCATGGTATATTCTCCAATTAAATTAATGTTAGTAAGCCACTAACAAGGTTAAAGAGCATTGTTGCTCTGATGTTTATTAATAGACCATGTAACAACGTGTTAGTATATAGGTAAATAGACCAAATCATGGTATTACTTGCCCTACCCTACCCCCATACCACCTTGTGTGTATTATCTATACGTATTTCTTATATATTACTACTTTCCATAAACAAATCGTTTTTTTCTCAAATTCTACCCCCACCCCCTCTATATAGGGGAACCCCCCCATAGTAATTTTATTATCACTTGTAAAAATTTTTTTTATGTATATATATGAATCAACGGTTAACAACCTGCGATGAGAACATATGACTATAGTAGTAGAACCTGAACTAGGTATTGAGTTTTCGCCCAATCTGCCACCTGTAGATTTGAAGACGCGCACAGAGTATGCCGCTAAGTCCGCACTAGAACTTGAGAAACATGGTCTAGACCTAAAACCCACTAAAGAAGACAAAGACATTGCAGCAAAACTAACCGTTGCCTACGCAGACAATCCTGAAGATACATCTAAAAAAATTACTGCAAAGAAAGCAGCCACTCTTACACCTGCAAGTCTTGTGTTAACTAACAATATACTAAAAGAATTCGGTCAGTCTGTTGTGGAGAGCGCCACTCACATACGTCATCTTGTTACTAATAAGTTATTGCTAGAGACCGAGAACCCTGACCCTAAAGTTCGTATTAGAGCTTTGGAGCTTCTAGGTAAGATGTCTGACGTTAGCTTGTTTGCAGAAAAGTCCGAGATTACAGTAACTCATCAATCCACTGACGACTTGCGTGAGAAGTTACGCGTTAAGCTAAACAAGTTAGTTAAGGTAGAAGATGATAGAAGCCAAGAGCCTATTGTAATTGACGGAGAGTCGTTTGATTTAGATAAAGAGTTAGGTATAGAAAAGGATGAGTGAGCTTATTTGTAATTTACCCTCGAAAGATGTGTGGGTTAGAAAAGAATATTTAAGGGATCACAAAGATGGACATGGGGAATTTGTCGCTGGAGTCTGGGTTAGTGCTAAATCTATTCCTGGACGGGCGTTTTACTTTGAAACTTATTTACCTGAATATGGTGCTCTGTTTGATAAGCTACCTATCAGCGCGTTTCTTCACAAAAAGAAAACTCCATCGCCTGATCTTCCGCTTAATAATTTGCAATTTTGGAATTGCATGGATTATGGTGTCGTTGCTGTTTATAAGCAATTCATCGGCTCAATGGACTTTCAGGTATTAAGTAGAGATCATGGCCCACTAACAGGTTCTTATGTGTGTACGTTGGATAACTATCATTCAGATATAAACGCTGTAGACTACAGCACCAGCGAAACACCCGCTGAACACAAGTCACATAACCTGTTAAAACTAGATAATGGGCAGTTTTGCCTGTATCCTAACAACAGAATGAGGGTTTATGACAACTCTTTGACCCCACAAGAGCCCTTAACTCCTGATTTTAAGGTTAGTACAGTAGAGTATCAGGTAGAAAATGGTAATTTAACGCGATTAGGCGACACAGACGAGTACTTTTGGAAAACAAAAGATGAGTAAAGCCGTTATCGACTTCTCTGAGGACGAAATAAGCATTATGTTGGCTAACTTAGACCAATATTCGTCTGAAGAAGTACAGGAAATAGATACACTAGTTGATGAACTAGGAAAACGGAAGCACAACAAGGCTGTGTACGACGATCTTATAGCGTTTTGTAAACATATGCAGCACGATTACATTGTAGGTAAGCATCACAGGATGCTCGCTAACATGTTAATGGATATCGAGCAGGGTAAGAAAGACAGAATTTGCGTAAATATACCCCCTAGACATGGTAAATCCCAGTTGGTGTCAATATTCTTTCCAGCGTGGTTTTTAGGTAGGAACCCTAATAAGAAAGTTATGATGGTATCACACACTACCGATTTAGCGGTAGACTTTGGAAGAAAAGTACGTAATCTTATCTCCACAGAGGAATACCAAGCCATTTTCCCAACGGTGCAGCTTGCATCAGACTCTAAGTCAGCGGGAAGATGGAATACAAACTCAGGGGGAGAATATTATGCGTGTGGTATCGGCTCATCTATTGCTGGTCGTGGTGCTGACCTCCTGCTCGTTGACGATCCCCATTCCGAGCAAGATGTCATTAACGGAAACTTTGGTGTATTTGAAAAAGCATATGAGTGGTTTACCTATGGAGCGAGAACGCGACTAATGCCTGGCGGGCGTGTGGCTATTATACAAACGCGTTGGCACATGGATGATTTGACAGGACGTGTGACTAAAGACATGGGGCAGAACGAAAGAGCTGACCAGTATGAAGTTGTAGAGTTTCCTGCTATACTAGACACTATTAATAAGAAGACTAAGAAATCAGAGCAGAAACCGTTATGGCCTGAGTTTTTTGATTTAGAAGCGTTGTTACGTACTAAAGCATCTATGCCTGTGTTCCAGTGGAACGCTCAGTACCAGCAAGAACCCACCGCAGAAGAAGCGGCTCTTGTAAAAAGAGAATGGTGGAATAGGTGGACTAAAGAAGAACCTCCGTCATGTGAATATATTATCATGTCACTTGACGCTGCGGCAGAGAAACACAACAGAGCTGACTATACGGCATTGACTACATGGGGAGTTTTTCTTAACGAAGAGATTGACGCGTATAATATTATATTGCTAAATAGTATAAAAAAGCGTATGGAGTTCCCAGAGCTAAAAGAATTAGCAATGGAAGAATATGCAGAATGGGATCCAGATGCGTTCATAGTGGAGAAGAAAAGTTCAGGTACTGCGCTTTACCAAGAAATGAGACG